GTATGTAATCTTAAATTGTTATCTGTTTTCTCTTTAGGAAAAACAATTCCTTCTCCCATTAAATCTGTAGGCTCATCTAGAGTCATAATTAAATCAGAAAATTTTTGTTCAGGAGCACCAGTGAATCCGACATCCTCTACTTTTGTTTTTTGTTCCGGGACATCAGGCGTGATCAACGGTTCAGGTTTGGTTGTTGTCTCTGGTGTCGACAAAATTTGATCTAAAGGAATTTCAGAGGGAAGAGTAATATTTTTGTTGAGCTCTTCGTTAAATTTTCTTTCTGCTTCAATATCGGATTCTTTAGGAGCATAAACAGCTCCGGCTGGTGTATCTTGCATTTGATTAACAACAGAGCTAATAGGAGATCCTGTTAAAATATTGAGAACATCATCAAAAGGAATTTGATTATTAGAAAGCGCATTCATTATTTGATTTGCATTCTGTGCACCAACGGTACTAATGAGTAGCGGCCCTAAAATTTTAGGGTTCGATGCTGCCCGCTTTAAAAATTCCATGGGTATTTGTTGTAGTGCCATTAATCGCCTTCCACGGTCCGCGGTTCGCTGGTCAATGACCTTTTGTCATCATCCACGATCAGACCTCTATCATGAGTTATACCTTGGGAATCATATTTTTCCAACAATTCAATGAGCTCGTCTTTCGACATCTGATCCATTGTCTCTTCCGATTTATTTTTCAGATCATAGAATCCTGCCACACGACCACGGGCCACTTCTGCGTTGATGGCTGCCGAGTAATGTTTGTCACCGCGGGCCTCGTCCCGCATTTCTTTGAGCGCGGTTAAATGAGAGGCCATGGAGACTCCAGAGGTCTCATACAAATCTTGTTTCATCTCATTAATCGCTTCGACAATATAAGGATTTAATTTTGGATTTAATAATTCATAAGCCGTTTGCCGGGCACGGTTTTCGGAGTATCCTGCCTTGCGGGCCGCCTCGCTTGCGGAAATTTTCCCTGTTAAAGTTCCCTGGACGTAGTTCGTGACGAACAACATTTGCTTGGGTGTTAGCTTTTGTTTGAGTCTTCGATCCTCAGGATTTATCTTTTTAACCATTGTAGTATTCATATTTGCGTTGGCTCCTTGGTACATAATCGTTCATATCATCGTCATCGGCTAGTTCAACCAAGTTTCCTTGGCGATATCTTAACAAAGCTAGTGTCATGGCGTCAACCATGTCATCGTGCTCTCCAAAGGGAAAGGAAGCACACTCTTCCATCATTTCAACTGCAAAGTCATCCTCGGACCGCCAAACGTGGCCCGCTTCAAATATAGGGGCGACGGTATTCACACGGACATGTTTGTCCTGACCGCGGTTCGGGGAGTATGCTGTCGCGTGAATGCCCGCGCGCCGCAGCTCGTGGATCAAGGGCATCCCGGTTGCTTTTGCTTCGATGATGACCAGCTCAGGGTCCCAGTACCTAAGGTTTTCCATGGCTTGTTTTTTAAGCTCCGGAAAATCCCATCGACCTTTTTCGACATCTAACAAAATAATATGAGGCTCATTTCCCTCATCTGGATAAAATATTCCCCAGGTTGCAATAACAGAGTAGTCCGCCGTTTCTTTTTTTGAAAATGCAGTATCGTATGTTTGAATTTTAAAGTAACACTCAGGTATATTAGGTTTGTCCCACACTCTCCACCACTCACGTTTAATAATACTGGTTCCATCATACGTAGGATTTTGCTGCCACTGCGCGTTCCACTTACTCGGAACAAGAGATGCTTTTACTTTGTCGAGTTCTTCGAGCTTCCAATACTGTGGCCAAATAGGTTTTCTTTTTTCTTCATCGTCATCATCTAATATTGCTGGAAATTCTACAAGATCCCACTTGTCAGCTTTTATGTCTGACATTTTTTTAACTAATTGTGCGGTAAGGTCCTTTTGAGACCAGCGAGTCATAACAATAGCAATAGATCCTCCAGGTTGTAGACGCTGTCGAGGACCACTAGTGTACCACTCGTAAGCATTATCCATAGCAGTTTCGCTAAGTGCGTCTTGCTCCGAATGAGGATCATCAATAATGAGCAAATCAGCACCACGACCAGTAATGGCCCCACCAACACCTGCCGCAAAATATTCACCACCGTGATTTGTCTCCCATCTACCAGCCGCCTGGTTATCAGTTCTTAAAGTTACACCAGGAAATATACGCTTATATTCTTTCGTATTCATTAAATTACGAATTTTTCTTCCGAATCTGACTGCGAGCTCGCCTGTGTGGGTAGCTTGAATGATTTTTAATCGAGGATTGATACCCATCATCCATGCTGGAAACAAATAACTCGCAAATTCTGATTTTGTATGTCTAGGCGGCATGTTAATGATTAGGCGGCAAGCTTTTTCAGTAGAAAATTTTTGAAATTTTTCTGATGTACGTAAATGATGTGGTCCTTCGACAAACTCAGGCCAAACCGCTTTGACAAATCGCATAAAATTAGTGCGTGCGCCCTCTTGTTCGATCTTTTGACGAAGCAAAACCATTGCTTTTAACTGTTCTTTGTCAAGATTTTTATATTTTTCTATGTCCATATGTAAATTTTACTCCATGACTGTAAAAATGCTGCTAGACCTAGTCCGAGCTGGCTAGATACGGGGCCAAAAATCGGGGGCCCGGGGTCAAATTTTTCGTGGCTCACGTTCATTTTCTCTAAGTACCTAGGCCCTCGGACCGCGATTGTTGCATAATACATATTATTGGAAGCACCAACGCTATATTTTTCAACGTTTTTCGCATTTCATTTCCCCGTTTCGGGAATACCACTAGATGTAGTGGGTCGATCGTCGAGTTGATCGCGGATCGCGTCCCAATTTTCTCGATCACCGGCGCGCGCACAGGGTTCAACGGGCCCATAATCGATAAAACTTATTTTTTCTGACCTATACAGAAAAACTTCTCTCGTAGAGAGAACCCTCTGCAAGATAAATAACTTATCGAATATCTTTGAATATTTATGATGGAAAGCTTTCTGATGTGGTCTCAGACTTTGTAACAATTTATCTCGCTCGCAAACCTTACATTCGATAAAAAGAACTTCTTTGTTTTTATTGAACAAGATCAAATCCGGAAACCCATTTATTGTAGTAGTTTCAATACGAATAGGTGAGTAATCAGATAACTTTTCTTTAACCATTTTATATAAATTCTTTTCCGGTCCGGCCATAATTACACCGTTACATTATTTCATATAATGAAACAAATCAACTATACCAAAGCGTTACTAGAAGTTTTTCCAAAATTATATATTTAAATAAAATTTCTCTCAAAAACAGTCTAATGCCCAAGGGTATGGTACGTAATAGTGGAACACTTGGTACACTTCTCAAAATACAAGTGTGGACAGGTTTTACTATATTTTTCAACTATTCTAGACGAATGGAACAGTGCCACACTTCTTTTTTATAAAAAAACTTTTTTGTTTCAAATTTTTTCAAAAACTTCTAGTACCGTTCCACTGTTCCACGCGCCGCGGTCCACGAACCGCTATTTGTTCCACAATATGAAACAGTCGTTTTTCCCGTTTTAAGAGCCATACAGCGTACTTTAATTTATCATGATTTATCATACATGAAGATCGCTATAACCTATCTCGTTGGTCATTAAAATAGATTTAATTTTTTGACCCAATTTAAAACCGTACCATAATATATCATAAAAACCCGTTTTAAGGGCTCTACAGAGCATTTTAATATCGAACATGAAAATTATCTCTCAAAAAAAGTCTTGACAGGTCCACGGGCCACGAAACGCGGATCACACTTTTCGGTCCCTGTAAAGACCGGGAAAACAGTTTCTCCCGGTCCCTGGTCGTCGTTTTATTAACAAAGAATTGAATACGAATATTCGTAGTACTATGTGAAAAAATCTCGAAAAAATGCAAATAAAAGCAAAATAAAATACATTTTTTTATCCCCAGGTTGAAAAAAGTTCTAAAAACCGCGAAAAATAAGGCTAAAAAAGTTAATTTTTTTTCACTTTTTTTGTTCAATTTTGTTGACACCAAGTGTCGATATGGTACTTTAAATTATCTTATTTTATAAGATAGACCACCGGCCCCGAGGCGAACAAAAAAGGGGCAAGTCTAAAGGGCGGACTCGGTAGAATAACAAGAGACACTACTGAAGAGGGTAACGCAGAGGTTGCCCCACCACTGGGAAGAGTCAAACAAACTCCAAAGCTATACTGAGGAGCCCTCAATGGGCGAAACACAACACGGCGGGATATTCTCCCGCCAGTGTCTATGGCAATAGGAGGCCATTTATTATGACTAAATTTGACACTCAAACTCAATTTAACTCAGCATTAATTACGTTAGAAAAAAACTTTAATGATGAGATGGACGGCGATGTCTACATCACTTCCGCTAGAATAGTACAAGCCAAGAACGCTAAGTTACTTGCTACTTATCTTAACGGTCAAGAGACAATGCCAAGAGATCATGTCTTCAAGATCATTGAAGAGAACGTTCCTAACTTCTTTGAAGAAGTTGCTGATATTTACGAGGAACTTTAAATTAAAACCAGGGGCCGCAAGGCCCCAGTGTCTATGGCAATAGGAGGCCATCAAAAATGAATATAGAAAAAGATATTTTTAAAGCGATCAGAAGAAACAAAAATACAGTCGTGGTTCAAAACACTGTAGACAAGAACGGTAAAGAAATCCCTGTTGCTTCTATCATGATTACTAACTCTAAGTTTAAGAATAAAACTTATAGAGTAAGTTATCCTAAACATACAAAAGAAGTTATTTCCGGTATCGTAAATCACTTCGAAAAAACTCTGATGGAAATCTTTGAAGAGGAAGTGATCAAACACTGGCCTTATGTTTTAGATAGTGCCACATATCAAAATGAGGATATGTATGACGGCTGCTTTATTAAAGAAGCTGATGACTACGTAAACATCAAAGAGAAAGAAGAGTGGGACGCTATGTCAAAAGAAGAGCAGGATAATCTTACTGCTCATGACAAAGAGTTAACCGCTCTTACTGATCGAGCCATCGCAGAAAAATGGTCGGATAAAAAATACGACGAAGAGATAACAGC